TCACCTGATCCATAGGTGATTTAATTTCTATTGTGCCTAATTTTTGATCTACATTACGATTTGCTGTCACAGGCACCATTGCTGTACCTTCACTATTAAATGCTGGTTCTATTGCTGGTAATGATAATGCTCCTAATGCCATATTATCCTATTTGTGTATCTTTCTTTTTCGGTGGTGCTTTTTTAACTCCACCACTATTAACATATAAACCAAACCAAGCAGCTCCTGCCCCTACAACTACTGACACAAATCCTGCTTGTGCATTGTTAGGTGCTGGTAATGCCATAAACCAATTCATAGTTTGATAAAATGCGTAGCAATATAATAACATCATTGCTCTTGGAACAAATCTCCAGTTAGATAAAACATGAGGAATTTCATCTGTAAAAAACTCCCATACCATCTTAATGGTTTCTATTCCTGTTTTCTTTGCTTTTGTTATACTTTCCTCTATCATATTATTTCCTTTGTTCTGCTTTTGCTTTTTCGTTTTCTTCCTTAATATATGTGATTAACATATCCACATATATCTCCCTTTCCCAAGGTAGCATATTCTCTAAATCTGTTAGAGAATAATTATGATGTTGCATTAGAGAAAAATTAGTTGTATAATAATTCTCTAAACTATCATGTGAAAGGGCTACCCGAAAAAATCGTTAAGACCAGTCAGCGTTATCTTACTCTCTTTTTTAGTCTTCGGATTCTTTATTGTAATCTCATGTTTCAATTTAGGCATAGTTTCAAAAAACTTTTGTAAATCCTTAAATTGTTTAGTATTTAATTGTTCAATAAACTCCGTTAACTCTTTTTGTGTTTGGTCTTTAGGGTCGTATACCTTCTTACCATCTTCTTCATAAATTTGTAAAATACAAGTACCTATAACCTCTAACATATTGCTAGGATTAATATCTCTAATACCACTCTCATTAAAAGAATCAATAGTAGGATATTTCATAATTAAACCCATACCATTACCTAATTCAATTTTATTAGTATGTTCTTCACCAACTTGTACTTTTACCTCATTCAAATCTAATTCGACATCAGCATAAGTCTTTTTATCGTCTGGACATAATAGTTTCAGTTTAGAAACTTCACCCACAGACTTTGCTCTAACATTTAAAAATATGTACTCAACATCAAACATAGGCATATTGCTTATATCTACTTTGTTAAAAGTACATTCTAATACAATGTCTTTGACAGCCTGGGTAATATCAGCACTTGACTTACTTTCCATTGCCATCATAAGTATCTTTTCTTCTTTTACCAAAAACGGTCGATACTTGATCTTCTCATCCGTTGATGGTATTTCCAACTCATATGTTGGAGTTGTCAGTTTTGGTAGTGCCATAATATTTTCTCCTTATTATATAACTATTATGTAAATGGTGGGAAAACTTTACCATTAAATATTCTCCCTATCGGATTCCATACTGTCCGCCCTTGTTGAAATATATTTCTGCCTGCTCTTTGTAGAGTAGGAGGTAATTTACCAAATATTCCAGGGTCTCTTGCCTTAACATCAGCCATTCTTTGCTGTGCTTCGCCAAATTCTAATCCTCTTACGCTTTCTATACCCATATTAAACCATTGTTTATATGCAAATTCAATAGTCACTTTTACTATCGCATTAGCAGCACCATAATTATAATCTATTGATGATATCTTTTCAGGATAAACTTCAATTGCTTCAATAGCGTAAGTAGGCATATCTCTATTAACTTCACTATCTGCACCTAACTGGTATATATGCATTTTACCAGTATAGTTATCATAGTAATTTGCTTTGTGTGATACTGTATTTACTGCTTGTTTCTGCCATAGTTCAAAAAATTGTCTTTCTCTTAAATACTTATCACCGTAAAATGTTGCTATAATATTACCAGCAAAACCATGACCTGTAACCTGATTTCTTGTTGGTTCTGATCCGTATTGTACCTCTTGGGTTTGTAAATCGTGACCTGGCATAACAACTGAATCACACATAATATTAACTTGTCTTCCTATTGTATTTGCTAAAGTATTCATAACTCCAGATGAGCGAGGTGTTTTAACTTGACCACCACCAGAATAAACACTAGTGTCAAATTTTTGTCCTGATCTATATGCCTCTCTAGTAGTTTGTATTTGTATTTCTTTTAAATTACTAGGTGGAAATATTCTCACAGCAAATCTTGATGGTCTAGCAAATCCTTCTGCTTGATTCATTGCTGCTCTGAAACGACCAATAGTATTATCAGTATTTGGTTTCATTTTAAATCTAGGGTCTCTATCTGTCTTATGATAAGCACTAGATTTAAAGTCACCTCTTGATATACCACCTCGTATATCAAATGGTCCTATTCTTTTACCTGCTCTAAATATTGCCATTAGTATGGTCTCCCTTTTTTAAATCTTGCAACAGGTAGAAATATTGCAATTGCCATTTCATCTGCTGGTATATTTAAAAATGATGATCTCACTTGATTAAACAAATAGTGTTTAGCTGTTTTTCTCATATACTGATTGTTTCGCCATTTAATATTGTATCTTGTTTTTTTATCAAATCTTTTATCTGTTGTAGTATTTGCTAAACTTCTTAAAAATGCTACTCTAGCACCATAAGGTAAATAGTGAAAGTTTAGTCCTATAAAACCACCTTTTGCTGGCTCTAAAGGAAAGATTAAAGGAAAAGTATCGTAGTAAGGTAATGTCGCTTTGTGTTTAGGGTCATAACCAAACAAGTTCATAATACCATACTTTGGTCTTATCGTTGCTTTTCCTTGACTAATTAAAGTTCTAGCACTTGGCGTTGTCATTGACCGTACTTTTTTTCTGTACCAGTCATATGACTTACGACCTGTTGTAGTGTCTAATATCTTATCAAATACCGTTGCCATACTACTATTTATATTACTTTATTGAATATACTGCGACCTTATTTGATTTACCTTTAACTACAACACGCCCTAATCTGTACATTCTCTTATGTAATTTTTCAACTGCGTTATATGTGTCTTCGCCTATGACAATTGTTGTATTAAATTCTTTACTTTGACCTTCTAATCTACTTGCTAGATTTACTGCGTCACCTAATACTGAATAATCAAATCTTTGTTCACTACCCATATTACCTACAACTGCTGTGCCTGTGTTTATACCAATACCTATATTAAAACCTAATTTTAACTCTCTCATTTTTTCTCTCATTTTGTAAGCAGCAAGTATTGCTTTTTCTTGATGATTAGGACAGTCTAATGGTGCATTCCAAAATGCCATAATGCAATCACCCATATATTTGTCTATCGTACCACCTGACTTTAATACAATATCAGTCATTGGTGTTAAAAATGAATTGATAAGTTTTGTAAGACCTTGTGGATCTGATTTATACTTTTCTGAAATAGGTGTAAAACCTCTTATGTCAGAAAATAAAAAAGTCATTTCTCTAGTTTCACCACCTAGTTTTAATAGACTAGGATTGTCTTGTAGTTTCTTGACCATAGCAGGTGCAAGATAATGCTCAAACTGTTTTTTAATCTGCAACTTTAATCTATTTTCTCTTGCAAAGTTATTGTATATCAAGTGTGCCCATACTATACTTCCTATTACTGCGATTGATGACCAGTCTGTAAGTATCATTCTTGACGACCATAGATAACCACTAGCAACTGCGATATCAAAATAGAAACCTACTAGACACAATGCTGACCACAACAACCCAACTCTAGGTATAACTAACAAAAAGAAACCTAATGCTATTATTAAGGTTGTCCATTCTGCGATTGGCATCCAATCAGGTCTTGTAATAAACTTACCTGATAGCAAAGTTTCTGTTGACAATGCCATAATTTCGTGTGTATTTTTAAGACCGTCAGGTGTGAGAACAAAAGTAGAACCTTTAAATGTAGTTCCTATGAATACAATCTTACCTTTCATAGATGACCAGTCTTTATCTGCATAGTCTATTCTAGGTATATGATGTCTAAAATCAATCCATATTTCTTTTTGATCTGGTATTGGGAATTTTATTACTTTCATTATA